TATGACCCTGCAGCAACATCATTAGTTGATTGTGATAGACATAGACATTTTGGTAATTCATCTGAAGTTATACCATTAGTACCAAGTCTTGATAGAAATATTCCAGCTTATGGAAATACAACTGGTCCTGCTGGAACTGGATATGCAGATGATAACTCATGTGTATCACAGGTACAACAGGCAGCAGTCACAGCACCATTCCCACCACCTGGCGTATACTTAGGACAGAAAAACTATTACGCATCAGATCAAGTTCCTTTAGCAAGAAGAAGTGATGGAACAACTCCTGTAATAGGAGACCAAAATGATTATTATGGTGCACCTGATACAGCAGTTGGTAGAGATTTTCCATATCCTACCACATTGAATCATGGTGGTGATGCTTTTACTGATGCAACATTAGGATCACACAATCATTTCACCATTGACATAACAATGACTAATGGACAAATGAATTTGCCTAGCACTATACTCATAAATAATATGACTACTGGAAACATACAACCTATAAATGTTGACAGAGCACTTAGTGTGCAGATCAATCCTAACACACCATCCTTAGTCGTACTGTATATCATCAGAGCATACTAATGGCAGTATTATATTCAAAAGAAAAAGGAAAATTAGGAACTCTCACTGGTTCTATTATAAACTGGTCTAAACAGTTAACATCTAATGATCCCTCAGATGTGTCAATATATCAGACTCTTCCTGCTGGTTATTTGAGATGTGATGGTTCAGTTTATCTTGCAGAAAACTTTCCAGAACTTGCTTCTATATTGGGCGTAGGAACAAATTGTAGATATAAAAAACCAGATACTACATTACTTGATAATCAATTTCAAGTACCAGATCTTAGTGCAAAGTCTACCAAGACATCATTTAGTGCAAACTTAGGAGACTATCAGGATACATATTTGAATAATGACGCAGGACAAGAGATAACAAAATCTGGTGTAGGATTAGAAGTCAGTAGCAATATAGGTACATCTTTTGAGATACAATATCAAGGTAACTTCTTTTTACCAGCACAAACATTAGAAATTACTGGACAACCAGGTTTTGCTAGATCTAGTGGTAACTATACAGAAGAAACAGAAGTATTACATACAGCATTCCAACCACATGCTCACTTTCATGATGGTAAAAGATCAAGAACTGCATCACCAACAAGTGAGTTTTCTTTATTTGGTAGAAATGCATACGAATCTAAGTCTACATTATGCATCATACCATGGGCAGACAACACTAGACAAGATTTATGTCAAGCAGCTGCATCTAAGCAAGTTGCTCTACAAATGCCAAACAGAAACAAAGCAAACGGATGTGTAACATTTCCATTTGGTGGTCCTAGTCAGGAAACATATTTCTATTTTGGTGGATGTTGGAATGGTTGTGATTTTGCAAATCAGGGTCAATGTCTTGTACCTGGCGATATTCCTATATTAAATCCAGATGGAAGTGGTACACCAACAGGACAAATATACCAGTTTGGATGTAATGCTAATGGAACTCAGTTAGGATGGCCTATGTATAATCAGGAGGGACAACCACGACAAACAGGATTTTGTGGAAATTTGCAGTATATTGGTGAAATGACATGTAGAACAGGACCTCGGTGTATCAACGGAGGTGCAGACTGTAATGACTATGTTGACACTAAACAACCAGATACTCATGCTAAATTAGCAGCAAACTATACACCAGCCCTCGTGGATAAAGCAACTCAAGTGCCATTTGACTCACGAGCAGATAATCCTGCTTTTGCTGCTCTCAACAATACAGTAACTGATGTTGAAGAGTTTGGTAGAGATTGCATACATAAACATTTTATGCCTTTCCTTCAAGATCCGCATAACTTTACTGTTGTAACAAAACCAACATATATTCCTGCCGATGCGATAACATCTACAATTCAGATAGATGTAAACGAGGAGAACAAGGCAGATGGTTACATACAACCATTTCTAGTTCAAGAATTTTTAATTAAATATTAACATGGCAACATACAGGAATTCATATTCTAATTATTATTCCGATAAGACTGGTAACCACTCTCCTGTCGGATCAATTCTTCCTGTCTTTGCTGACGTAAATCTTGCTGCAAACGGTCCTGAATATACATATCCACAACATTTATATTGTGATGGATCAGAACTTAAAATTCGTGACTATCCAGAATTATACAGCATTATACAGAATACCTACGGTGGTTCTACAGCAGTTAATATCACACAAACAAATCAACCTGGTGGACTAAGAAGATCATTTATCTTGAACAATAAATTGTTTATGAATTTCCATTGGGATTCTAGCAATAACAAGGTAAGTGTGAAGAGACCATATCCATATGGTGCAGTCTTCAGATTTAATAATCTAATAACAAATCCTTATGGTGGATTTCCAAGTAATGGTATATTTAATCAGGAAACATTCTATCAATTAACACAACCAACAGAGGATGTTGTAGGGATAGGAGATTTTACAAACGAATTTACATATGAAATAGTACTACCAGATACTGTTGATCTATCAACTCTTACTAATACACAGAAGTTAGATTACCTTAAAAGATTTGGAGGTAGTACAAGTCAGTTTTGGGGTGCTGCTGGTCCTATTGCTACTCATCCTGATGTTTTTGTACAAAAATCATTTTCATTATCAGATTTTCCATATAATATTGGAACATTTGCTTTACCAGATTACAGACAAAGAAAGATACTTGGATTTGGTAACGTAAACGGAGCAGGAACATCAACACCAGAGAATGCAATCAATAACTTTGTTGGACAGACTGGTGGACAATGGTATATTCCTAAAGATACATTAATTGATGGTGGTGAGTTCTTTGTAATTGGTGATGTTAAAAGCACAGGATATAATTCAATTTCAGCAGATATTGCATCATATCTTACAGGATCTGTAAAATATAAAGTAGGACCTATGGATGATTATGTTTTTCCATTCCCTCCTACACACAGTCATAGAATATTATCAGTAGAAGTTGATGAGACAAGACAAGTAGAATTGAGTGGTACTCCTGTTGATAAGTTTGCTGTAACTTATATTAATAGTAGAGCAAACATCAATTTATTTGAACCAAATGGATCTGCTGGTGGTGCATTAGGTCATTCACATGGTTTGATTGGTGTACCACTACCAAATGCACAGACAGCAACATATGGTAATACCAATGGTATTGGAGAAACAGCAGGAACAACTGGTGGTCAACAATATCAATACATGGTATCAGAGTCAGCAGTAATTCCTGTTCTTTCTATAACATATGATTCTAGTAGTGGATTTATAACAGTCAATACAGATGGAAACCATAACCTCTCAGTAGGTGATATTGTAACTGTAAGTAATGCTTCTCCAACAGAATTTACTGGTAACTTTACTATTGTAGCAGATGGATTTAGTCTTACTAATTTCAATGTATTACCAAGAGATGGAGAAATACCTGGTACTGCAAATGCTAGTGGTTCAAGTATGAATGTTAAATTAGCAAATGGTTATTTTGCTGAGACAGAAATTACAGAACCACCAAGAATATATGTTGTTGATATTAATACAACTGTAGGTGGTAAAGAACAAACATTTGAGATACCAGGTAATACCACTACAATAAAAGAAGAAACTTTTACTGGAACTGCTGGAACAACTGTAACAAAACCAAATCCAAGTCAAGGAACAATTGCTGGATGTCAGATCACCCTTAAAGCACCTGGCGGTGGTGGTGCGGATAGTGATAATCCTGGCACAAATGGTGGATATGCACAAATTGGTATAACTGTTGATGGTACTTTTTATACAGTTAAGGTCACAGGTGGTACTGGTGGAGCATCTGGTTCTGCTGGTGGTGCTGGTGGTGTTGGAGGAACAATTGAAGTACCACAGGCATTGATAGATGACGCTAGAATTAATGTAGGGTGGGTAGATGGTCAAGATGGTCAAGATGGTGGTATGCAAGGTCTTGGTGGTAATGATGTTTTAGGTGGTGGAATGTATGGAACACCTACTTTACCACAAGGAGCACTTACAACAGGTGGAGTTGGAACAGCACAAACAAAAAGTATTAGTGTAACTGAGCCAGAGACATTATATACTGAAAATGGATCATGGCCAGTACCAGAATCAGTACTAAATGAAACAGGTAGAACCATTAACATTGAAATATCTGGTGGTGGAGGTGGTTCTGGTAATGGTAATGCTAACTCTGGTTGTACTGGATTCTGGCCACTATGGAACGGTTCTGAAGGTTGGCCAAAAACAGCAACTGGCAGACAAGGTGGACTTGGTGGTGTAGGTGGTAGAGGTCAAAGAATAATTGGAACTTTCAATGCTTCTGGTGGAACATTAAACTGGGAACTAGGTAATGGTGGTGGATCTGGTTATAACAGAAGATCAGGAACGTCAGGTGCTGGTACACCAGGTAATGACCCTGCTACAGGACAACCATGGGGACCTCCATGGCCAGGTGGTGTTGGTACAGGAAATGAAAGTGGAATTGTATCTGGTGTATCTGGTGCTACTGGAACTTTATCTGGTGCTGGTGGTTATGGTGCATGGGGAAATGGTGCTACTGGTGGTTCTGGCGGTAGTGTCTCAGGTATATTTTACAATGGAATCCTATTCGCTGGTGCTGGCGGTGGAGGCGGTGGCGGTGGATCAGGTGGTGGTGACAATGGTGGTAACACATATGACGGTTGCTATGATGGTGGTGACGCAGTAGGATCTGCTAATGCATTAAAAGTAATCAACGGACCTATAGATTTCGCTACTGGTATAAGTGGTAGTGGTGGAAGTTGCTCTGCTGGTGGTGGCGGTGGCGGTGGTGCTGGATGTGGTGTCATCACTGAAGATAACGCAGGGTCAGGAGGATCAGCAGGATCAGGTCACGGTGGTAATGGTGGTGGATCTGGTGGAGGTGCTGGTACTTCTGCAGTCAGAGCAGGATATTTTAATAGTGTAGTCCTAGACTCAAATGGTTCATTACCAACAGATAAAGGATATGTAAAAATACAATACTCATATACTCAGGATTATTGGGATAATGTTGGTGGTGCTGGTGGACAGGGTGCCAATGCTTCTATATCATTTGGAGCAGGGATAGAAACAGATGTTGTTGTATCATTACAAGCACCTGGTCAAGGTGGTGGAACAGGAACTGATGGTGGTGGTGGAGAGATATATGTAAGATATTTTGCTAGAGAAGAAGGAACTACGGTGCCAGGTGGAATTTCATCACCACAAGGAACATATTATGAGGGAGATGCCGATGGAAATCCTATTGGTGCACCTCAACAAGGAAATGTATGGTTATCATCAACAGATCCTAACATCAAAGAGAGAAATTTTGGACAAGGAACTGGAAATAATCTTGGATTTGCTGGATCATCCACAAGTATACCAAACAACACACAAAATAAAATATTAAAGTACATAGAATTTACAGGTGCTGCTTCAGATGCTTCTGGAAAAAGACAGTTAGAGGTAGGAACATTTGATCTTACAGATTGCAATACCATAGCATTTACTATTATTAGAGGTAGTGGACAAAATGGTGGAGAAGCTCCATCCCAAGCACTAAATTTATTCTATAAAAAGGGAACATCTAATAGTACTACATTGTTTAGTCAGATATTGTTGGCATCTGAAACTAATCCAGCATGGCAGAGAGTAGATTTAAGTATTCCAGATGGAGATCTGATGAGAGCAACAGATGTAACCTTAATTATAGAACAAGATAGAGGACCGACATATCAGTCTGCAGCAGCAACTGATGATAATTATGGACTAGCTGCTATTTCATTATTCTATGCTTCTAGATTTGAACAAACATTTATATCTACTGGTGGTGCAACACTACAAGGAAACATAGACGAGGGTGGTTCACCATTAGATGGATCACTAGATACTGGTATTAATGAAGTAAGAAGAGAAGTAACAGCACAACAAGCAGGAGTCGTAACTACAGATGGTACATTTACAATGTCATCATCTACACCTATAACTACGACTGCAATTGTGACTGCAGAGAATAACATTCCTCTCATAACTAAATACCATAGGGTAAAGTATTTAATTAAGGCACTATAAATGGCAACTATAGCATCACCAGCAGAAACTTCACTATATTTGAATGCCTTTGACAAGACCATTCAATTTGAAGGTATAATGAAAACTATAGATGATGATTATTGGGCTAGCGAGATAGTTCCAATATTATATCCTCTATGGGATTCTGACAAGGATAAATTAGAATTATTTGTAAAATATAAAGATGATACTGTCAAAATGAATAAGACTAAGTATCAGAGAAATCAGAAGACTGGAGTATATAAGTGGGTATCATATCAGTTTGACCTATCACCATTTCCAACAGAAATTGCGGATATGTCTACCAGAATCATTGAGAAGTGGACAGAGTATAGACAAGGACAAGAGAATGATTTAGAGAGAAATCTTGCAGGACATTTTGCAAAGACATCAATATTAAACTGGACTAAAGTTAAATTAATCAGAAACTTCTTATTAATGGACAGTGACTGGACACAACTTGGTGATGCACCTTGTTCTGATGAAGAAAAAGCAAGATGGGTAGCATATAGAAAGAAATTAAGAGATATACCAAAAGATCATGCAACAATGTCTGCTAACTCAGTGCCATTTCCTATGACACCACCAAAATGGGCTGCTCTTGCTGATGGTGAAGAATATCTTAATTCTACATCACATTTCTTTACCATACCACAGTCAGTATACAGTAAGTTCTCAACCAGAATTGTAAACTATCTTGCAATGGCAATAGGAACAACAAATATTGATGGGATGGAAGTTACTAAAATTGGTGCACCAAGTAATGTTCAGACATCACTTGTATCTGAACTTGATGAAATACTTGACTTAATTGACAAAGGAGAAATCTAATGCCACTAATATCATTAAATCCAAAATCTAAAGAAATGCTAGTTGCTGATTATGCAAAGGCAACTGACAAATTTGTCGTAGTGATTGATAACAGTAAATATCATACACTATCAGCAGATAAGAAAGCAACTGTACTTGCATATTATACACCTATACTACCAGAAGCAGAGATTGATAGGATATTTGAGTTAGAAGACATATACTATTATTTTATAACAGAATTACAGGCAACAGACGTTTGCTTTGATTGGTTCCCACAACCACAGAACTTACCAGACGCAGATCATTATATAAGAGCATACGTTATAAAACCAGACGGTACAATACCATACGAGAACGCAGATCCAACACCGCCAGGTTGACAATTAAATAATATATGATAGAATAACAGCAGTTGAATAATCTTTATTATGGACGAAAAATTCTTTGGCAAGTTCGTTGAACTGTCTAAGAAAGATCAGGAATATCTAGATCCTATCATAACTGCTGCAGAGTATCTTGATGACGTTGACATGTATGTTGATGAGCGTCCTACTGCTATCGTTGAGATAGATAACTCAGCAGGTCCTTGGGTTTATTTTAATGAACAAAAGATTCCTAGCATAGATGTTAAAAAGAAAACTCATAAAGAGTTTGGATTTGTAGGAAGACGACCTAATGCTTGAATTTTGTTATGAACTACCTTACGAAGACATGGATTT